AAAAATAGTGGACCACCGTGGTTGGTAAAGGCTTGGTTAGAAGGTGATTGGAATATTGCTCCAGGTGCCTTTTTTGAAAACGTTTGGGATCCTTCTATACACGTTGTTGAACCATTTGACATACCATTAGAGTGGCGAAGATGGAAATCATACGACCATGGGTATAAGTCACCAGCTGGATGTGTCTGGTTCACTCAAGACTATGATGGTATAATCTATATCTACAAAGAGCATTATTGGAGCTCTAAACCTAACAAAGGTAGTGAAACGCCAATAGAAGATATCGCACGGGAGATTTTAGACATTGAAGAAGATGAGCGTTCGAAAAGCATTAGATTCAGAAATAATGTGGCAGACTCGGCGATTTTTATGCGAGACGGTCGCATTAAGAGTGTTGCAGACGTATTTGCTGATTATGGCATTATGTGGGAAGCTAGTTCAAAGGGTCCCGGGTCTAGAGTTCAGGGTTTACAAGAAATGGTTGATAGACTCAACAATGAAACGCTTAAGGTTTTTAGCACCTGCAAGCATTGGTTGCGTACAGTACCTTCATTACCTGCTGACCCCAAGAGGATTGAAGATATTGATACGAGCGCGGAGGATCACCTCTTCGACGCGACGCGATATGGTTTGATGATGAAGCGGGCTAGGAAATCAAAACCAGTACCAAAGCCATCAGCGCCAAAGCCATTTACTTTAGCTTGGTTAGACAAACTGGATGAAATGCACGAGGAATACTAATGGAAGACTTAAGTTTAAACAATATAAATCCTAATGCCGATGTTAGTATACCAGCAGATTCTAAAGGGTTAATCAGAAAATTTCAAAAAAATGTAGAACTTTCGTATCAAAAGTGGAAAAAACGATATAAAGAGATTGAAGCAGCTAGACGTTATTCATTAGGGCGACTTAACGAACATACAAAAGGCATGAATATAGATCAAGCACTTAATCAAGGTGGTAGATTGATTAAAGGTAATATTATTCATGCTACATTGCAGGGTTTACTTCCACATATATATTCTAAAAATCCAGAAATAAAAATAAGACCAGGATTAAATGTAGATCCACAAGGTTCTCAATATAGAGTTGCTGATTTATTTGCTACTACATTGGAGATAATTTTAAATGAATCTCTTACAAAAGCAAGACTCAAAAAAATAGCTAAACAAGTATTACGTTCTTGTATGACAAGTAAAATTGGTATTGTAAAGGTAACGTATCAAAGAGATTACTTTAAAGATCCATTAATTAGTAGAGAATTTAATGACGCGCAGGATAGTTTGGCAAAGATACAAGATGATATACGTCAATTAGAATCCGGTGATGGATACTATGGTGATAAAGATGAACTTGTAGAAGAAATAAAAATGACAATAAACTCTTTGTCGCAACGTGTTGAAGTATTGCAACAAGAGGGTTTAAACCTTGGTTTTGTTCGTCCTGAAGATTTTCGTATGGATACGTCTCTTGATTCATTACAAGATTATAATGCAGCTAGGTGGATTGCTAATGTAACTTGGATGACGCCATCTGATGTTATGGAGCGATTTCAATTAACGAAAAAAGATATAGAAAAATTTACGATTTACAGGCGAACAACTGAAGGAATAGCGAATCGTTTAAATAAAGATAGTTCGTCTTATAGTGGCGAAGAGGATATTAATCTTGCTATTGCTGTTTGGGAATACTGGGATAAAACAACTCAAACAGTATATACTTGGTGCGAAGGTGGTGATACTTGGTGCAGGGATCCATATGTTCCAACAAAAATGGGTGAGAGGTTCTTTCCATACTTTGTATTAGGTTTGAATTGGATTGATGGACAGGAATGGCCTGTTTCTGAAACTGAATTAATGATGAATTTGCAAGATGAATATAACACTGTAAGAGAACAATTAGCAGAACACAGAAAACTCTCTGCTCCTTTTTATGTAGCCGATGCTTCTCGTGTAAATGAAGAAGATATCGATGTATTTAGTAATGCTACTATTGGTGATATTGCTCTGATTAATGCTTCTGGACTTGGCGTTAATCAAGTATTTCAACCAGTGCAAACGCCACCTATGAATCCAGTTGTATATGACACTACACCAATTCGAACGGATATGGAATGGATTAGTGGGTTGGGTGATGCACAACGTGGTGGTATTATGCGTGCTAAGACAGCAACAGAAGCTAACATACAACAAGAGGGTATGGCTTCTAGAATGCAAGAGAAAATTGATGTTACAGAGGATTGGTTAAGAGATATAGCTTGGTACTCAGCTGAAGTTCTTTTGCAAGAGATAACACCGCAAAGAGCACAAGCAATAGCTGGACCGCAAGCATTTTGGCCAATACTTAATAAACAGCAATTATACGATTCTGTTTTTATCAATATTGCTGCTGGTAGTACAGGTATGCCAGATACCAATGCGGAAAGAATGCGATGGATAGAATTGATGCCAATCATTATGCAGAATATACAAATGGTGCAAATGATGAGACAAGCGGGCGTCCCAGATGAATTTAATCCTTACGTGCAGTTACTAGAAGAGACTTTCAAACGTTTTGACGAGAGGATAGATATATCTAAATTCTTACCTCCAATGCCAGAAGATGTACAAGCTCATATGCAACAAAATATGATGATGCAACAGGCTATGGGACAGGGTCAACAACAGGGTTTACCTAACGCAGTTCAACCTCCTCCACCACCACAAGGAGCCAATGAAGTAATGAACGCTCCAAATAACAGAGTAATGCAAAGATCAAGAAATCAACATCGATCATCACAGGGAGAAATGTAAATGGCCGAAGCTCAAGAAGAATTATCTAATACAGAGTTACAAGAAAGCACTTTTGATGTGATGTCAGAAGCGCTAGATAATCTACACAAGAATGATGATATTGTAGAAGCCACAGAGGAGGTTGTTAATGACGAACCAATTGTCGAACAATCAGCAGAGTCAGACGTTAAAGCTCCCACCTTCAAAGAAGCTCAGAACGCACAGCAAGACACGAGGAGTGGGGTTGATACTCCAGAAGAATCAGAAGAAGAACTTCAAACAAGCGAGGGAGTTCAAGCGTCAGAAGGTTTAGATTCGGAAGATGCGGATGTCTACGATAATCTAAAACCTAAGGCTCAAGAACGCTTCAAACATTGGATAGATAAAGCTAATAATCTAGAACAAGAATATAACTCTATGTTGCAGGGTAATAACCAATTGCATGGTATTATAGAAGGAAGTACTACGAATCCACAACAGCTTGGTTGGGCATTAGAAATGTTCAAGGGTTTGAATTCTGGTGATTATACTACTGCTGTTAACTCTCTAAAGGCACTTGATCAATTCTCTAATCAGATTGCTAAAACTTTAGGTGTGCAAACAGAGGGTAATTCTTCTTCAAGTTTTTCTGATTTTGAAGACCTTAGTGGCGCTGTTGAAAACCTTGAAATGAGCGAAGAATGGGCTAATAAATTAGCTTCACAAAGAGTTGCTCAGAATTCTATGCATCAAGCCCAGAATACTTTTAAGGAACAAAATTACCAGCAAACTAATATGATGCAACAAAGGGAGAATCACAAGGATGCTGCATTTAAGCAGATTGAAGCTTGGGAAAATAATCTGACTGAAAAAGATCCCGATTATAGTTTGAAAAAGGATATAATGATAGAAATGGGTACTCAACTTGCTCAATCGGAAGTACCACCTGATCAGTGGCTTCCAGTTTTGCAGAATCAGTACCAGATGCTTTCGAGAGGTATGGGTGTAGCCGGCGGATCGAAAGTCAAAGCTAGTAGAAGTTCTGGGCCCCTAGCACCCGGTTCTGGCAATAGTGGCACAACAAATGTAACAGATCCAAAACAGGCAGAGATTACGCCTGAATTTCTTCGAGCACATTTAGATGCCATGCACGAGTAACAGGTTATCGATGTAAACTGGATTCATCACCAGTAGCACGTATAGGTTTTCGTGTGACCACCCCTGTTTAAAATTGTTTAATTTTTTGGAGGTATAACTTATATGGCAATTGCAACAGTTAATGCAGGCGTATTAACTTCTGGCGATATTACCCAGTTAGGATACGTTTCGCTTGCCAATTACCTCAAAAATAAACCTATTGATCAAATTGCTGTACAGCGACCACTACTCAAAGCTCTCATGGCGAAGAAAAAGCCTTGGGGTGGCGGTGTAGGTGCCTCTGGCGGGAAAATGATCGTAGAACAGGTACGTACGAGTTACGGTGCAGATCAGTTTAAGTGGTTTGGTGATTCTGGCACAAACGTTTCTGATACCGTTGCTTTTAGCACGCGTGATACTGTTCGTCAGGTTTTTTATCCTTGGAACTCAGCCCATGATGGGTTTAAGTTCTCTGAGGATTTTTTGATTGGTAACGGCATTTTAATTAGTGATTCACAGTCTCCTCGTAATTCAGGCGACGCTTCTTTAGTTCAGTTGACAAATGTATTCAACGAGGCAATGGAAGTGTTACGTCTTGGTTTTGAAGAGCAGTTGGATCTTTCACTTCATTTAGATGGTCAGTATACTGTAGGCGCAAGTCCAACAGCTAGTGCGACTATCAACGGTTTGGACTTCTTAGTTTCCATGCAGCCAGATACTGGTACAGTTGCAGGTATTGATCGTTCTGTTAGTGCTAACTCATATTGGCGCAACAACTTCGATTATGGTCTTGGTCTAAACCTTGGTGGCACCGTACCAACTGCTAAGGGTTACGCGTCTGGAAGTTTACTTGCACCTATGCATGCAATGTGGCGTCAGTGTCAAAAGAACGGTGGTTCACCGAACTTTATTATCGCTGGTCAAACTTTCATTGATGGTTATGATTTGGCTGCATCGGCTAAGTTAAGTCGTTATGCTGTACAACCTGGTAGTGCTCAAGCACCTTGGAATTTGGATCCGTCCACTGAGGTGAAAGATTGGGGTACATTTACTGGGTTGTTCTTCGAAGGCGTTCCTATTATATGGGATCCAACTTTTGATACAGCCGCTAATGATAAAGACAGTGGTAATAGTAATGACAAGAACGTCCCATGGACCCAACGTTGTTATTTTCTAAACTTGAACCACATGTTCCTTCGTCCGATCGAAGGTAATGATATGATTGCGCGTAAACCACCGCGTGAGCATACCAGCTTTAACTATTACTGGGGTATGACATGGCGTGGCGCGTTAACAGCGAACCGCATGAATTGCCACGGTGTAATTTCAGCAAGTGGTGTGTAATAGTTATGTAACTTTGGGGGCTTCGGCCCCCATTGTTATTTTTTTAAAGGGAGAGAAAAATGTATCAAATACCTAGCATTCGTGTAAAATTAACAAAAGATACTTTTAATGTTTATTCATATCGTATTCCAAAATATGAATTACCTGCGATTATGAATTTGTGGGGAAAAGAAAGTGTTGAGGTAGGAGATAAGGTTGAAGAGCCATTATCTTTTGATGAAAGTGATGTAGAGATTCATAGGCTTTATCAAAAATATGGTGAAGAGTTAATTAAACGTACTTATGGCGATGATTACTATAGCGCATTATCAAGTGCTATAGAAGAGTCAAATGAAATAGAGAGGGATATAAATGGCAGCAAGAACCCTGTCGAGTCTGAGAACAGAACTAGCACAGAGGTTGGGGTTTAGCGCATCTGGTTCTGGAGCAATCCTTCAGGCAAATCTTTTAAACTCTGCACTACGTAGCGGTCAAGAACAATTATTTTATGAATTTGGTGATGTATTAACTAACAAAATAAATGATACAGTTCCTGGCAAGACAGTAGAAAATCAGAGTACTTATATAGTACCGGAAGATTGTAATCTTAGAAAACCATTAACGGTTTCTGTAAAAAAATCCGGTGAAACAAATTATTATTCTATTCCTTCTGGTATTACCACAGCAGATCATAATTACGAATCAATAAATACACAAACCCCATTTAAGTGGGATGTATTAGATGATGGTGGGGTACCAAAATTAGAATTATGGCCAACACCAGATAACTCTACAGATAACATCAGATTAGAGTATAACATAGGTTTAAAACCATTTTCTGATGATTTAGATACAACGTCTGTAGAACCACAATTAGTTTTACTTCATGGTATAACAACTATGAAGGCTCATTACAGACAACCTGATTATGAAATATACGCTGGTCAATTAGAATCATTATTGGGTAGATTACGTGCAGCATTGACTCAACGACATAGACGTGTAAAGCGTACATCTTCATTTACACTTTATCCATCTACAGAAGAAAGTATGGGTTCAAGTGTAACCAATGAGTATATAAATATTATAGCAACGATCCTTTCTCCAGCGGGTACATCTACTGCGATAAGTACGGCGGGTTCATAATGGCAATTACATATTCAAAAGTTATTTCGATGGCACCCGTGAGTAGCACGAGTGGACTAGAAGATAAACTTATGTATGTTACAGAATCTCCCGATGTTGATGAGAGTATGTCCTTCAAAAAACATAGAGATTATACAAACGAAGGAATTATAGGTGGCGTTGGTGTAGATACAACGGTAAGTAATGCATTTAGTGGAGGCGCAGGAACAACCACTTTGTCATTAGATGTTTCTGAATTATCAACCGCAACACCTGTAGCTGCAGATTATATTGTTATAGAAGATATTACAGATAATTCAACTAAAAAAGTTCTTGTATCTGCTGTAACTGCTATGGCTAGTAGTGCAGTTAGTAGCGTTACTGGCGGTACAAATTTAACGACACCAAGTACTACTGGTACTGTAACTGTAAACTTAGATTCTACAATTACGGGATTAACATCTGTAACATCTACTAGCTTCGTTGGTAATTTAACTGGTAATGTAACTGGTAATGTAACTGGGAACGTAACAGGAAACGTAACTGGTAATGTTACGGGTTCTTCAGGTTCTACGACAGGAAACGCTGCAACAGCTACAGCTTTACAAACAGCAAGATACATAGCTAGTCAGTCTTTCGATGGCACTGGTAATATTACTATTGCTTTGCCTAATATGACGGATGTTTATGGTAGTATTTCGCCAAGTGATGGAGACTTTTTTGTATATGATGCTACCAATGGGTGGCAAGCAGAAACTGCTCCTCCTGGCACTGGAACAGTAACGAGTGTAGGTATTGTAGGAACAGATGGCATCGATGTAGATAGTGGATCACCTGTAACAGGCACTGAATTCAATACCACCGTTAGCC